GCGTTCGCCTGCTTGGCCATCCCCACGTTCGTGAGGATCGCGAAAAACTGCGAATTCGCATCAATCATAATAAACGTCCAGGGTGTCTATGGAGTGTTCACGACCGACCACACCGAAGCGGCCCGTCACTTCGATGTCGCGCATCACCGGCGGGTACACGTCGATTTCGTCGCCTTCGTAGAGGCAAGCGGCAATGTTCAAATGGCCTTGGGTTTCGAGGCTGATCGCCAGCCCTGTCAGGTGCCGCGTGACGGGTTTGGCGTCATCAATCAGGCGTTCCAGCTCCTGATACATTTCCTCGGTGATGCCGGTGTCGAGAACGCCGACCTTCAACGCGAAGGTGCCCGGCACGCCCTCGGGCACGGTCTGGAACCACTCGACAATCTCGATCAGATAGCCCAGCGGCTCGACCACCCGGCGCAGCGCGCCGATGGTGCCCTTGTGCTTGTGGATGTAATACGACGCCTTGATAGCGGCGCGCTTGGTGGCTTCAGTCCAGCGGTAATCCCAGCGATCCACCGACCACGCCCACGCCAGATGCGGCAGCAGATGTACCGGGCAGGTATCGGCGTTGTAGAGGTCACGCAGCGGGACAATTGTTTTATCGAAGAACGCGGCTTCCATCGCCCGTTCCAATTGCGTGCTATTGAGCGGCAGCAGGCTTTTCATATCAGCCCGCCATCGTCACGGTGTAACCCACGCACCAGGCCGCCTGCGCCTTGGTCGGTGCCAAGTCCACCCAACCGGGCAGCTCAACCCGAGAAACACCGGCAACGTGCAACTGAGCATCAACAGCGGAACGGGCCACCTCAACGCCCAACCGTTTACGCGGGTTGATCCACGCCGCCAAACGACTTTTCGCTTCGGCCAAACTGGCATCGTTTTCCGGCCCAGCACCGCTCATGTGCAGGATGGCGTCAATTCGGTAATCAATGATCTCGGTACTCTGTACCGTGACGCGATCACCGACCGGCCGCACATCGTCGTCATTCAGCTCAGTGCGAACAGCCGCCAACAGCTCAGGGCTGGCCTCGCCGCGCCCATCCCCCTCGGAACTCAGCACCGTTACCGTAACGTAACAAGGCGCCGGGCTTTCGGCCGACGCGTCCGCGACCAGTCCCGAGGCACTGCGCGCATGCAGGATGTAACTGTTACGTGGCCCGGCCGTGGTCAGCCCTTCATAGGCCAACTGGATGCGCTCGCGAAACGGGTCGTCTTCTTCCTTGACCTCGGGCACCGGTGGCACCGCTTGCAGATCCGCCGCCTGAATCACCAGGCGCTTCAGATTGACGTTGGCCCCCAGGTGATCGAGGTCGCCGCGAATGGCGTACGCCAGCAAGAGAGCCTTGCCGGCATCGTTGACCCGGGCGCGATTGCCGACCTTGTTGTAAGCCCCGACCTCCAGCACCTTGACCACCGGATCGCTTTCCAGCGCCGCCGTCCAGTTGCCGCCCATGTAGCCGCGAAACACACTCAGCCCGTCCTGATAAACCTCTTCGAAGTCCAGAGACTCCAGCACGGTCGGCGCCGGCAACGACGACAAATCCACGATATTCATGCGGCCACCTCCAACGTGACGCTGTCGCCCAGGTACTTCCCGACGATTTGCAGATTGATTTGCCCACCAATGACGGAAAGGACGCGCACCTGATCGAGCTTCAAACGCGGTTCCCAGCGTCCAAGAGCGCGAGCGACCTCAGCCTGAACGGCGCTTTTCCAGCCTTCGTTAACGGGCAAATCGACAAACCTGCGCAGCTTGCTGCCGTACTCCATGCGGTGCCGGCGACTGCCCAGCGGCGTGCCCAAGATGTCGCCAATGGATTGCCGCAAATGCTCGATGCCCGAAATGGGTTGGCCGGTGTGGCGATCCATTCCGATCATCTAAATCACTCCAGGGCTTGAAGTTCGGGATGGGATTTCAGGAAACTGACCGCTTCTTCATCGGACGCCGACACCTCGACGGTGGCCTTATCCACCGCCAGCGTGCGATCCGTTCCGGGGATGCACAGGGTGCGCGAGGTGTAGAGCTTGTCGCGAAACTTCAGCAGCAAATCTGAAGTTCGTTGTGGAGCGGTAACGGGCTGACGATTCGTCGCCGGCAATTGCTCCTCGACAGACTGGTCATTGATCTTGGCCATTGGTTTTCTCCGGACACAAAAAAGCCCGCGCGCGGCGAGCTGGATGAATGATGGGTTAGTGCTTGTGGTGGTTGTCGCTGTTGCCGGCAGCCATGATGTTTTGGGCGCCGTCGATGTTGCCGGTTACGGATAACGCGCCGTCGATATTGACCGGCCCTTTGATATTCACGGTCGCTTCAAGATCGATCGTTCCCGACTTCACCGTGACCGCGCTATCGGTCACGACCACGTCGGTACCGCCGACCTTGATGGCCACCGTTCCGCCCGGCACGGTGATGGTGTAGGACTTGGCCTGCCAGTCATAGACCAGTGACCCGCCGTCATCGAAACGCCAGACTTCGACGTGGTCGCGGTTGTCCGGTGGTGGACCGGCATTCCCGTACAGGCCCGGCACGAACGTGCCTTGCGACACGTCACCGCTGGGACTGATCAAGCTGCCCTGCTCGCCCATGGACGGCGCCCGCCAATGTCGGGCTTTGCCGGCAGCAATGCTGTGCCAGCGCACCCAAGCGCTGACCCAGTCACTACCATCCGAGACCCGACACACTGGCGGCGATGCAGACAGATCCACCGCGACCACGTAGCAAGCCTTGACCGCCCCCGCAATCATGCGGTCATGTTGGGCGCTCGCGTAACTCATGAAACAGGCTCCGGATCGACAACCACCTCAACGGCGTAGTCATCCAATTGCAGCTGACCCGGTGGATCATCTGGCCACGGCCATTCTTCAAGACCGAGATAAACTTGCTGAGTCCACTCCACCAGCCAGACCGTGTAGCCGTCCAGGTGGGGTTGGGTCCAGTCCTGCAGTGCTTGCACGAACTCGGCCGGATCGACTGCCAAACCCCACGTCTGCGCACGCAGCAGTACCGCCAACTGGGTTGCCAATTGCACGGCCTGCTGATGATGGTGTGGCTTGATCGGGTCGACGATGATGCGCGCTTCGAACTTGCACACCAATGAGGTTTCGCCGGTGCCGATATCGGTACCCGGCTCAATCTCAGCCAGCTCCAGAAACACTGCCGGCAGCAGCACGCGATCTGACACGTTCGGCCAGGCAGTGACGGCCTGAACACCTGGCAGGTGTGTGCGCAGATGCTGTTCTACCGCCCGATAAAGCTGATCCAGACTGAAGGTTTCATCAGACATTACCGATCCTCTTGAGGTATTTCTGCAGCTCAAAGTTGAGTTCCTGCTTGAGGATCTCCAGCAGGCGCTGATCTGCCTTTTTGACCCAACTTTCGAAGTGCGGTCGGGCTTGCTCCAGCGACACTTTGGCTTTGGCCAGCGGGAAGCGACTGCCGTTTTCGGCGACCCAACCCGAACTCGCTCCACGACCGGGTGACACCGTGCTGTCGGGGTAGTCGCCCGCGTTGAAATGCTTGCTGGCTGTGCGGATCCAGATGTCGGGCTTGTTGCCGTAAACTTTCTTGAGAAAGGCACCTTGGTAACGCCGCCCCGCCACCGACACACCGCTGCCGGTTTGCCGCGCTCGGCCGATCCGGCTGGATTCAATGGCATTCAAACCGAACCAGAGTTTTCCGCTCGCGGCACCGCCGGAAACCGGATAGCTGCGCAAGCGCTGACGCACCGCCGCAACAGCAATGCGCTCTGACCGGCTGACAGCTCGGGCGATGTGCGTGCGCAACCAGCCCAATGTCTTGTTGATCGCACGCCGATGCGCCGCTGCTGCAGCCTTGGGCACCACCTTGGCGAAGTCTTGGAACGCCTGAAAATCTGCGGCCGAGGACTGGATGGAGATCATCCCGCCGCCGGCCGAGGGTTTGAAATAGCTGCCGACGCTCATGGGCGTAACCTCAGAATCAAGGCGACCAGACCGTCACCGCTCGGCTCGAGCTGAATCAGGTCGTAGTCACCGCCGCCGTCCAAGGCAGGCAAGTCCACGCTGACCAGCATGCCCTGCTCCAGACCATGCGAATCGCTGACGCGGATCTCGAAGCGCGGCTCGCGTAACCCGGTGTTGAGTTTGCCGAACTTGGGTTGCAGCCAGGGCGCGGCGAACATGCCGAATACGGGTTCTTCGCGACCCTCAATGCGTGCGGTGTCGCCCAGCGTTTCGAACACCACCGCGTCGACCTCGGCGATCAGATCGCGAAAGCCCATGGTCAGAGTTCCAGCAGGATCTGGGCGCGCGGTCGAGTGCACAGGTGCAGCGGGTTAGACTGAGCTTCGCCGGCCATGCCTTTGCCGAATTGCATCGGCTCGATCTTGCTGTAGTAGGGAATGCCCTGGGTGTTCACCGTCTCCATGTAGTCAGCCGGTGCGAACACGGATATGTACAGATCGGGCACGCCTTCCGGAACCAGCAACGCCTGATCGTCGTGGACGAAAGAGACACCAGCTACCTTGCCGCGATAGCGTTCCCAAACGATGCCACCGAGTTCGAAGCTCTCACGGGCGTCACCGCGCAAAGATGCGGCCTGTTGGCTATTGAGATAGGTTTCTTTGATCGATGGATGGACGATGAGTTCGTTCCAGAAATGCTTACCGCAAAAAGCGCGAGAACCCGTGCTGGTCACGGCGCCGAGTGCGTCTTCCTGCATATCCAACGCCTCGACACATTTAACCCGCAGCTCCGTCTTAGGATCCTTCAGTCCCATGGAGAGCTTCTGACGCTGCACGCCGAACCGCTCGTACAGATCCAGCAAGACCGTCGAACCATCAGCATCCAGGATCACGCCGTTGAGCGCGCCCATGCGCTGGAATTCATGCGTGGCGTCCAACTGGCGGCGCGCCTTGGCCAGCCGAGTATTGACAACGTCCTGAACCGCCTGCAATTCGGTGCGAGTACCAAAGGCACGAATGCCTTGGATCTCATCCGCCTTGATGGTGAAGCGCTCAGGCAGGTGCACGGTGTTGAACGGGATCAGGTTGCGCTTGCTGGCAGCAACCACTAGGCCAGAACCACCGCGCTCACCTGCAGGCACCAGCGCCAGGGTGTCACCGTCCTTTTCGATCTGCACGGTCAGGGTGGTGATGCCTTCCTCGCGGAACAGGCCCAAAGCACTGATGCGCCCTGGCAGGTACGGTTGATCATTGAGTGCTGCGGTCAGCGAGGTGACGGTGAATGCTTCGTCGTCAAAAATGGCGATATCGGCCATGGGTACTCTCCAGAAACGAAAAATCCCGCACGCGGCGGGATGCATATAAAAGAAGGAAACGTCTTAGCGGATGATCAGCGAATGCGTTGCCAAGGCTTTCTCGGCAGCCAGATCAAGGCCGGTCAAATGCGCTTCACTGACCTCAGCCAAACGCACGACGGCGCGACCTCGACGCACCACGTCGGATTCGCCAAGCGGGCCGTAGAGAATGGCGACAGCGTTTTCAGTGCCGTCCTCAGCCGTTGGGCTGTACGGTGCGAATTCGCCGGTGGCGGTCACCAGCCCGAGAATTTGTCCCGGCCACAATGCTGCACCAGCCGCTACATTGATCGCTTCGCGTGAGATCGTGCCGGCGCCCTCGGACAGCAGGAATTCACCTGCGTGCATCGGTTCCCGTTTGATGGTCATGCTCGTGCTCCTTGCGCGCCGTGCGCGGTTCCAGTTTGAGCCGCTTGACGAGCAGCCCAAATCGAGTTGGGGTCAGGTTGTTTGGCCAGCACCTTGGGCGCCGGGTCATCCGCCAGGGGCAGACTGTTGTCGATTTCGAAGCCCTTGCCGCTGGTGACAATCTTGTCGAACAGGCGCGCCCGCACCGCCGCAGCATCCAGACCTGCCGCGACATACTCAGCGCTGAATTCCGGTAGTCGCGCGGCCACGCAGAGGTCGTTCACTGCCTTGGCGCGTGCCAGCCCCGCCAGAACGATTTCTTCGCTTTCTAGCTGGGTCGAACTGAGCAGCGACTCGACCAAGTTGCTTATGCCCGCCGCCGTGCAGCGTTGAGTGATCATCAGTGCCAGCTTGGCCGAGTCGACTACGGGCGGCACCAGCGGCGGATCCACAGGTTCCGGTTCGGGATCCGGTTCTGGTGGCTCGTCGAGCTGCGCCACCAACTCAGCCGGAGCGTGCTGGTATCGTTGCAGCACCGCGCCTTGGCCGAGGCAGGCCTTGACCTTGACGCCGTCACCGACTTCATCCGCCAGCCCCAATGCCACAGCTTCGTTGGCGGTCAGCCAGGTTTCAGCCGCCACGAGGCGCCGCAACTCGGCCTCGTCTATATCCGGCGCTTTGGCCTTGTAGGCCGCGATGATCGCTTCCATGGTCTGGTCGAGGACATCGGCCACTTTGCGGAAGTCCTCCGCATCACCGGCGGCGTAGGTCCAAGGGTTGTGGATCATCAACATCGCATTGGAGGCGATAACCACCCGGTGTGCACCGCACACGGCAACACTGGCGGCGCTCGCTGCCAGCGCATCGATCCGTCCAGTGCAGCGTTCGCCCAATCGCGACAGCGCGTTGTGCATGGCCAGCCCGTCAAACAGATCGCCGCCGATGCTGTTGAACGCGGCCACCACCGGCGATACACCGTCATCCATGGCGCGCAGATCCTGCACGAACTGATTGGCGGTGATGCCCCACGCGCCGATCTCGCCATAGACGAAGACTTCGATCACTCGCTCGGTCGCCTCGCCGCTGGCCTGTACCGCGTACCAGGTCTTGTCCAGTACCTCGACGCGTTTGCCTGCGCGATTGTAAATGCGCGGTCGCGCTTGCTTGCTCATGGTTGCTCCTTGTCGTCGTTGGTATCGACGGCATCAAGGGTGTTGTAGTTGAGGCCCAGTGCTGTGGCCCGCGCCAGATCGGCAGCGTTTTCCAGATCGACCGTTTCGGTGTCGTAGCCGGTTCGCAGGACCATCTCGCTGCGCGAGGCAAAGCCGGCCTGCACTTCCATCCGCCGT